TGAGACACCCCCGCCACCAACAGTGAAAATTCCAGAAAATGATTTTGAACCCCCCGTCGAGGTTCCGCATAAGAGGGAAATAGGGAGTTTTGCCGATATTGGTCGTCAACAGCGTAGCGGCGGTCAAGAAATCCTTACCATGCGCAATCGTATGTATGACCAGGGTCGAATGAACAATTTAAGTCCCATCGAGAAGCAACTCGTTGGCCCAGGTCTCGGCGTCGGTGCCCATGTTCCAGCCGTCGGTGGTTTTCAACAGACATTTAGGGTGAATCCTGTAAACGTAGGTGAATATCGTTTAACTACTCTCCCAGGACGCACTGGACCTGCTCACGACACCACCGGTGGTCGTTCTGCGAAGGTTGGTGAGCTTACCCACAACAAACCAGAAACCACTGCTTTCCTTCCCTCTAGGCGTCCTACCATGGCTGGTCGCGCGCAAGGTATGTCCGGTGTGGTTCCTCGTAACGAACACGAGAGGACCAAGCGTACCACAAATCGTTCTGAGACTGGTCACCGTGCGGATGGTTTGGGCTTCAACGGTGCGAAGCGGTTCGTGTCTGCCCAGACTCTCTCTCAGGACCCCACAAGGTTCAAGAGTGACCGTAACGATGAACAATACACATACGTAAATCGCCCAGCTCCAGGTATCCATAGTCATCACGGCGCCTATACCAATAGCGCCGCCGTTCAGGTGGCGAATAGGACGAATGAGGAGCTCATGAAGTATGGATTTAGACCCGAGGACCGTCGTGGAAAGCCAAACCGGATGGGCAACCCTGGTAGGATGAATGTCCGTGAGAGTGCTCTCAAACAGGGTGGTCGTCTTACAGCTGTTCGCGCAGATACTACGCGCATCGATGGTCGTATGAACGCCGCCAATGGTGGTTGGACGCAGCAGTATCAGCAAAAACCTTTCCATCAGTTCAATGCCTACAAAGGTAATTCGAACCCATACACATCGGATCTGGACGTCGCCAAGAGGCAACTCCAGAATAACCCTCTCGCACACTCCCTCTCTCACTAAATATTTACATGAGATAGACAAAAACAATCATTAAAATATTGTGCCTATATTTTAATGAAGGTGTATAACCTATCTATCGACAGTAGTCAGCGGGATGCGAACGTGTACCTACATGCAAATAACTACGTCATCACTCTCGAAAATCCAATTTATGACGTTTCTGAAATTAAATTGGTTTCTGCTCGCATACCCACACCACAGTTGACTATATGTTCGACGAATAACACGTTTAGTGTCGATGGTCAGACAATTTCATTGGAGAATGCCGACTATCCAACTGGTGATGACCTCGCGACGCATCTAGAAAATGAACTTGCGCCACCAATTTCCAATGTAGATACGGTATCTTTCGATACCGACACAAAACGACTCACATTTTCAAACACTACACCTGGTGATCACAATTTCACATTTGAATTTCACACGGGGGTAAACGGGTTTCTCGAAGGTTCATCCCTAGTCACAACACCTTACCAACTTTTAGGGTTTTCTTCTGCGGATTACACGTCTACGAGTAATATTCTTACATCGGGTGCTATAAATCTAGTCGGACCAAATTCATTGGTCATGAAATTGACTGCAGGATCTGATGAATTTGCACAGAGTGTGTACACTTCTACACCCTTCTATACGGGACATATACTTCTTAACGGAACAGACTTTATAAATTTTAATGGGGCTGATGATGTATTGATTCACCATTTCCATTCCGGAACACAGAAGATGATAAAGGATGTTAAGATTGAATTTTTCTACATGAGCAATGGTCGCCTCATCCCATATGACTTCATGAATCAAGATCACATATTGAAGTTTGAAGTGACGGGGTCTACAGACAAACTTGAAAATCTACCTAAAGTCCCCCTGGAAGAACCTCCCAAAATTGAAAAGAAAGAGCCAATAATAAGCATTCCCGAAGTGGTGAAGAATCCTTATAAATGGTGGAGAAAGGAGTATCTCTACATTGCGTTAATAGTTATAGTCGGTCTACTTTTACTCTTTTTCATGAAAAGAGCACCGATTAGCGAGTTATCGCGTAGACAGGCTGGGCGGGCTTCGTCACGCGACCGTTGATGCGGGAAATCACGAGGAAGACGACCACGGAGAGGAGAGAGGTGAGGACAGCGGTGAGAGCGTACTGAGCACCACCGTTCTTGGGAACCCGGATAAGCTGGGTAACAGTCCAGCGAACGAAATCCATCCAAGACATCGCAGCGGCGAAGGAGAAACCACCAACAATAGAGTTGAGGGTCTGGGTCTGGAGTTCCTGGGTGACAAGGCTGACAGTCTGGAGAGCGGCAGCAGACATTGTGATTGTTATACTATACGTAGGGAAAAAAATTAATCAGGTGTAATCTCCTCCTTCTTTACTAATTTTTTAAATTTTTTTTTCCTGATTGTTTTTGTTTTTGAAAAAAGTTGTTCATCATCGGATGAATCATCACTAGAGCTTGTATCAAAATTAGAAATGTGTAATTTGTTCTTATTCTCAGAAAACGTCCATGCTTCCGGCTCTGAGATGCTCATTACTATTAATAGCATTTTTTAACATCTCTTCTGTCGGGCTCTGGGGAACCCAGGAGTCCCAACGGTCGTAGGCTTCATTCATCTGTAAGAAGACGGGGTCTGCGCCTGTGTATCTCTCGAAAGGTGGACAGTCTTCGGGGTCGACGGTGGGCATGTCTTCCTCTTCCTCATCCTCTTCCTCTCCAACTTCGTCGTAAAGGTCTGGGAAGATGGAGCCAATATCTTCACCGACTTTGTACATCGCACAGTATTTCATCGCATATTCCATGTCTTCTGGAAGTAGAGTATCTCTTCCACAAGCTTTTGAATATTCGACTGCGAGTTTAGCACTCTTTTCAAAAACGGGAACTAATATGTTAGTCATCATTTCGATATACTGTTCAGCCATATTGTTCCCTACATCACCAAATCCAGTTTGCATATTCATCTTTAGTACTTAATGTTAAAAAGAGTTTGCCCACTTCCCTCACTTACACGAAGGATGTTGTAGCTTACAGCGTAGACCCGAATTTGTCTTGGATAATCTGCACATGGGGTCAGACTTAGGTTCAAAAGTTGCTCTTTTACGAGACTAAAGTTAACCTGACCCGTAGGATACCACTCTTCGGGCTGAAGAGCAAAACTATAGGAATAGAATCTTCTGATGAGCTGAGTCTTTGAATGATGTATAGCCGCCTGAACAGCCTTGAGAAAGATGACGTTGCCTGTATCCTGGGTAATTATCGGTTGACCATCCAGGTCAAGAGTGAGGTAGTCCAAGTTTTCATAGAGAATGTACTTATCATCCTGAACATTCGAAGTATTGTCATAGTCAAAGGGAGTGACAAACTCAAATTCAGCTGTACCAACACTTCCCTGTCTCTGAATCACAAAGTAGAGTTCCTTGACTGGATTTACAAAATCGAGTTTGAAGTTGCCTGTGGTGACACCCGCATCGACGTCGAACACATTCTCTTGAAGTTGTGTGATGAGATAGTCTCTAGGTGTTTTTTGAATTTTAATTCGTTCCTCACAGTCTAAATATACGACTTCTGTACAGAGCTGAAAGTCCAAAATATTTAGTGTTTCTGATGATATATCTCCATATGCCCCATCCGTTCTGATGACAACGTCCTGTGCACTTCTCAATTTAAATTCAATTTCTACTTCCTGGAGGTTCATCGCACACAGGGGCATTGCCAATTCCGGATGTCTGTAAAAGTAGAAAGGTAAGTCCACGAAGAAGTCCACATCCTCGGTGTTTCCCAGTGCATTTCGAGCTACAATGAGACGGTTTGCGACCCTACGAAACGCTGTCCTCTCTGGAAATTTACCAATAAGTTCTTCGAGAGCAAATTGCTTTGTTTGGGTGACGAAGTGTTCGGAATATATTTGAAGATAGTCACTCGTGAGGCGTTGAATAACTTTACCACCCACGATGAGATCTACGTATTCAATGATCGCATGTCCCACAGATTCTATATAGCAAACACTTGAAGTATTAATCTCTGGGAGTTTGAGTTTAAGACTCACCGTCTTTAAAAGATCACCCTGATTTTGGGGAATCTTAAACCTCACTTTTTTACCAAAGTTGGCTTCATTTTCCGGGTCCAAGTCAACATATTGATTCGAAAAGTTTGAATGTTTTTTGAAACTTTCCAAAAAATGACTGTAGTCTGGGTCTAAGGTAAAAAACCTTTCTTGAGGTCCGGTTGCTGTCAGCTGCAGTTGACCAGCCATTACTACTATATCTATCTAAAATTTTAATCCCGCTAAACCACTCTCTATTCTTAACACGTTATAGTTCACCGCATACACACGTGTGTTATTATCACTATCTGCATATTTGGGATTTATTTGAATTTTGAGAAGTTTATGAGCTACACGACTCATATTAACCTGTCCGGTTGGGTAAGGCATTTCAGGTTTCATTGCGAACGAATACATACCAAATTTGGCCGGACCAAACCTATAGGAACTACCAAAAGGAGAACCTGGGGTAATTGTGTCTGAAAATGGAGCATTCACGTGATGTTTTAATGCTTGTTCATACACCATAAACTTTGTATCTCTACTGAATACGAGCTCGTTATTGAAACGAAGTTCGACGTTTGTTATGGTATTGTACTCATTGGGGTAATTATTTTGAAAAGAGACTTCTGATTGTGAAACAAAGAAAAGTTCCTTTACGGGGTGTGTAAAATTAAGCATGACCGCCTTAGTATTCTCCCCAGACTTCATCTTGAACTTAGACATTTGAACCTGTGTGATGACGTAATCGAGGGGTCTAGACATCAGGAAACCACTCTCTTCGGGGGTTACGTAGATAAACTCCGTATCCATAGAAAACTTTGGAATAGAAGCTACATCACTGGGTGAACTACCACCAAATGTGAGTTCCGATAGGGGACGAGTTTTAATTCTCACCTCTATGAGTTGTTTTGTCAGGGCACAGGTGGGTATAGCCAGGCTTGGATTTCTGTAGAAATAAAAGGGAAGTTCCAGGAAATACGTGTAATTGGTGCCAGATGCATAACTCAAAATATTTCCATGTCCATTGAGGAAATATAGAGTTTGGTCTACGTCATCATCTGTGTTGTAGAGTTGTTGATGCATGTAAATGTATTCTCCTGTAATTTTTTGAATAGTTTGCCCTCCAATTAGAAGCTCGGCGTATTCGATGAGATGTGTGATGACAGAGGGACACCAAATATTATTATTCGAACCACCGTCGGGTGTAGGATCTTGAAGAGTTATTTTAAGGGTAAGATTTCGTACCAAGTCACCCTTGTCACCGGGTACTCTACACGTGATAATCTTATCAAAGTCGATTTCTCCGTCGAATTGACTCTCCACAAAATCGAAAGCAAACTTTGAATGCTTCTTGAAATTCATCAGGAAGTATGAAAATTGTGGTTCACCTGTGAGCCATTCGTCTTGAACTCCAGTGGCAGCAAGTCTCAGTCGACCAGCCATTCCTATTGTATATGAGTAAAATTTTGGTAAATAAAACGAAACGCTATACTAGAATGAATCTTCAGTTGAGGAAGTTCAAACCTGAGACGATTAGTGATGATCGTGTGTGTGTTTTCATAGGGAAACGTAATACAGGTAAATCAACCCTAGTGAAAGACATCATGTTCCATAAGAGACACCTTCCAGCAGGGATCGTGCTTTCTGGAACTGAAGAGGGTAATCATTTTTATTCCGAGTTTATTCCTGATCTCTTCATCTACGGCGACTATGACAGAGATGCGATAGAACGAGTGATGGCGAGACAAAGAAAATTGGTGGGTAATGGAAAAAGG